ACAATAAAACAGGCTGCGCCTTTTTATCGAGTTAATGATATAAATAATCTTGGCGATCGAGCAAAGCCTGTTAGCAATATGCTGCCAGCAGGCTATCAGCTAACTGTTGACAGTTTTTTGACAAAAACACCGGCATACACAGATAGTTATGGTTTTTTAAAAGCTAAACGTAGCGACGACTATATTACATTTTTTGGAAGAGATCGTCAGTTCTATGCTATTAAAACACAAAGCTTATCTGTAGGAAAAAAAGGTCTAGAGCAAGCTGGTGTTAAAACCGTACAACAAGAAAAAAAAGAAGCTGAAGACGCTTTGAAAAACCCTTTAGACAAAGCGATTGAATTCGGCAAAAAACTAATTATTGGCGTAGCTGTAGTGTGGGCAGCCGGTTATTTATATCAATCTATTAAAAAATGAAAAAAAATATTATACCATTACTACTAATCGCCGGAGCTGCAATTGCTTTTATGGTATATCGCAGACGCGGTAGTGTTGCTGTTGAGGCTGGACCTGCTGAAATAATCAGCGAACAAGATTTTGCTGCGCCAGTAGATATATCTAAAAAGCCATCTCCGTTAGATATTGGTACAAAGCTTGTCAGTCAGTTATTTACTAAAAAAGCTGGCGTACAGGCTCAACGTACGGCTGTAAAGCGGGCTGTAAGAACAAAGACGGCTACAAAAAAACAAGCTAAAGCCGTTACGAAACAACTTTCAAAAGGGATTCGATTTGCTGGTTTTGACGACAATGTACTTGTATAAACTTATTTTAAAATGAAAAAAAGCACTGTATTGTATCTAGTAGCAGCTGCAGCTTTATATTATTGGTTGCTGAAAAGAAAAAAAGTTAATGGGACTAACTTACAAAGCGTAGATGCTGCAGGTAAAACAGCTCGTCAATTAGTATCAGATATTGTAGATCAAACTACATTTTTGCCCGACGATACTACGTTTGCAAAGGAATACGCTAACGATCAAAAAAATTGTAGATAATGGCTTGCGTTAAATTCATAACAGAAACAAAGATTTTTCAGCAAAGCGGCCAGACGGACACTAACGCCAATAGCGTTATTTTCGTTAACCAGGGTACGTCAAATGTAACTATTGACGGCTTTTTGCTGACGCCAAACCAGTCCTGGAATATTACAGGCAACCGCGACGAGATTAACGTCAAAGTATATTCTTTTAATTTTAGTGGCGCAGGAATTAATCAGCTTACAGTAATACTCAAACGATACGTTTAATGTTTGTAGATTTTAATATACTTAATCAGCTTGGATCGCCGTCAATTAATAGTAATACGTTTGCTAAAAGGCCAGCCGCAGGACAGACAGGCCGACTCTTTGTTAGTACCGATACTTTTCAAATCTTTCGGGATAATGGTACCGGATGGGACTTGTTAGGTGGAGGCGGTGGCACAATTACTGGTAGTGGTACGGCTACACAAGTGGCTTACTTTACTGGTTCGTCAGCGATTGGCAGTAGTTCAAATTTATATTGGGACGCTACTAACTCACGTCTTGGTATTGCAACTGCTAGTCCCGGATCAAGGTTAGACGTTCACGCACCCGGAACGACTGGGAATTTTATAGCGGAATTTAACGCCACTAACGCTATTGGCAATACATATTTGCAATTCAAATACCAGGGTACAAGTACCTGGAGAATTGGTAATACTTACAACGCTGGAAACAACTTTTATGCGCTGCATAATTCAGCGCTAAATTTAGATGCTGTTAGATTTTTAGCATCAAATAATATAGCCGATTTTACAGCGCAACAAACATATACTACAGGTCAAGCGCAAAGTGCTTTATTTACTTACAATTTAACAGTACCAAACGGGACTAATTTTTCTACGCCTAACGTAATTGGAGCTGTAAACAGTTTTTTAAATTTATCACTAGGCGGAAATACAACTATGCCAGCGAGCAATAGGCAAGGTTTAGAAGGTAATAATCGTATCAGTTTTACTGGCGCTGGTACGCTTACTATGACACAAGGCAGTACGGTAAGGGCATTTAGCGCTTTAAGTAGTGTTCATTCATTTGTTGGTAGCGCTATTGGTACTGTAACTCATTTAGCTGGTTTGCGTATTTGCTTTCCAGATAATACCGGTAGTTCAATTAACATTACAAATAACTATGGCATTTTATTAAATGATCAAACGGCTGGTACTGGTACAGTAACATATTCAAACAGGTGGGGAGTTTATCAAGAAGGCAGCAGCGATCTAAATTACTTTAACGGTAATTTGCTAATTAAAAGTACCACAAATACTGGTCAAGCATTACAAGTTACCGGTACGGCAATTATATCAAGTACTATAACTTCAACAGCTTTCATTCCTACGGTAGCAAGTATTGTTACAATTGGAATGTACTCACCAGCTACTAATGTAATAGAATTAGCGACTGCTGGTACTACTGCAATTCGTATTAATGCTACGCAACAAGTAGGAATTTTTACTGGAGCAATAGGCAGTCGTTTACAGGTAAATGGTAACTGTGCTATTGGATATGCAGGAAGTACCGCAGCACCTACGAATGGTTTACAAGTAGCTGGCGCAACAAATTTAAATAACTTAGTTACGCTTGGCGATGCCGTTAATATAGCCGTCAATGCAACTACCGGAACAATTATCGGTACTGCAACGACACAAAAATTAGCATTTTGGAATAAAACACCAATAGTCCAGCCAACTACAGCCGTCGCTTCAGCGACTAGGGTAGGTGGTGCAGGTACTAACATAACAACTTTAGATACTTTTGGCGGCTATACTTTAGCACAGGTAGTGCAAGCATTACAAAACGTAGGAATTTTAGCATAAAAAATATAAAATGGGGTACAATATTCAACCTATAACAATCTGGGCAAACGGCGAGGCAAAGCAAGGAAATTATATTCAGGCATCTATTGTAAACGACAATTTGAGCGATTATGCGCAGTTTTACTGGCAGATCAGTAGCGTAAGTGGTACCGGGGAAGATCAGCAGAAACAATCACTAGCGCAGGGCAATACGTCAATAAGCGGAGCCGCATACGACGCCTGGGGCCAGTCGGACGATATAAATTTTGCCGCTTATGAGTATATTTGCAATGAACTTAATTTAACACTAATATATTAAAAAATGACAAACCTACAGGAACTTAAAGCGCAGGCGTACGACTTATTAGCTAACATTGAATGGCTGCAAGGCAAACTACGCGAAACAAACGCAGCAATATCTGAAGAAACTAAAAAACAGCAAGAAAATGGATCTGCAAGTAGCGACAATAGTAATTAGTAGCCTATGTAGTTTTGTTGCGTCCTGGGCCGTCCTTAACCAGCGCGTCAAGTCGCTAGAAGATAAGATCGCTAAAAATGACGATCACGACCAGCGTCTTACCAGGCTCGAAACTAAACTTGATATTTTACTTGAACATTTAATAAAAGAATAATGAAAAAACTAATCAAAAACTGGAAAACAACATTTTTTGGCTTTGCTACTATTGTAGGTGGCATTGCGGCTATTTTAAAAGGCGATTTGGTAAGTGGAATTACTACTATCGGAGCTGGTTTTGGACTTGCCGTTGCTAAAGATTACGATAAAACAGAACTTTGAAAGGTAAAAAATATATTGTTATTGGCGCATTAGCGTTGTTACTTTTATTATCTAAAAGAGTGAAAGCGGAAACTATCATTAAAGAATTTGAAGGCGAATATCTTGACGCGTATTTAGATCCCGTCGGCATACCTACAATCGGTTATGGAACTACTCGCAACCCTGATACCGGTAGAAAAATAAAGCTAGGCGATAAGATAGATAAAGCAACTGCGCTACGCTGGTTGCGTCTAGATACTGAAAAGGTTCGGGAAAGTGTAAAAAAGATGGTTAAGGTACCAATAAATGCACGACAATTAGACGCGCTAACTAGCTTTGTATACAACGTTGGACCTACCGCCTTTGCCGATAGTACAATGCTAAAATTGCTTAATAACAAGACCGACAAGCGTATAGTTGCTAATCAATTTGATCGTTGGGTATATGCTAAACGCGTTAAATTGCCTGGTTTAGTACGACGTAGAAAGCTAGAAAAAGAACTTTTTTTGTCATAAATACTTAAAATTCAACCAATTGTACAATCTACTCTGTTACAGAGTAGATTTTTTTTTTTTATATCATAAAAAGTGCTATAAATTTGTTTTGACAAACGACTTTACTAACCTTAATTAAAGAACTTATGGCAATCTTAACTGATCGCGAGGCTTATATTCGCGAATTACAGCAAAAAATTAGTACGTTACAGTTTTTAGGCAGAAATTTAGATCAATCTAGGATCAAAATTGAGTTTACTTACGACTGCGGTACTAGGGCACTTGTAGATCAATCGCTGATCCCTTTTAACCTGGCTATGGAGCTGCGTGTACTTATTGGAGACAGTATCGACTACTATCAGCGTGTTATCGTAAACGTGAATACGATCCCAGATGAGATTGGCTAAAATTTTACTCGAAATTTTATTTTTAATTTTTGTATGCTTGCCATTATTTTGCACAGCATATATTTTTATTCATTCGTCTTTTTTTATTTACTATACAATAAAAACACTTAAAAAATGGAAAATCACAACCACCCGGCGTTCCCGCCACAAGTAGCACAGGACAATTTAGGCAGATTTGTAGCACCAATCCCTGGTATGTCTAAGCTAGAGTATTTTGCAATTCAGCTACTGCCAACGTATTTGGATCTTGGAAAAAAACACCCATTAGCCGACAAAGGCAAAGCAATTACACCTATCCAGGCTGCTATTATCACTGCAAAAAATTTACTAGAACAATTAAATGAAAAACCTAATGAAAGCACTTTACAAATTATTGAATAACCCAAAAACGTGGTTATTCATTACACTATTATTTATGTTGTGGCTATCTAGCTATTGGAATATGTAACATAATGGCAAACGATATACGGGAACTTTTACAAAGCAGGCGATATGACCCAGCTAACAAACCTATCGATCAGGTTCCAATATTTACAATACAAGGTAAAACTGTTGGCTGTTTACAGAGTTATATCGTATTTAGCGGCTTGCCTAAAGCAAGCAAGTCGACGTATATTGGAGCTGTTGCCGCATCTGCTATGATCCCTGTTTTTCAAACAATATGGGGAATGAAACTACAATTGCCTTACGACCGGCCCAGGATCGGGTATTTTGATACAGAAATGAGCAGCTTTGACTTTTATCGGCAAGTCGATAAAATAATTACACTAGCTGAAAAAAAGTCCTTGCCGCCTACTTTTGACGCATATAGCTTACGCGAAGATATGCCGAGCAAAATTAGAGCAATGATCGAACAGTATTTAATAGAAAATAAAGACTGCAGCTGTATTTTTGTCGACGGAATGCTGGATCTGTGTTTGGACTATAACGACCCACGCGAAACAAGGCTTGTTACAAACTGGCTTAAAAGAATAACAAAGCAAT